GGATACTGCCGATGCGACTGCGCTGGCGAAACGGCAGGCAGAGGCAAGAGCCGAAGAACAGCGCCGTAAGAGGGAAATAGATGCGATTGAGAAGAAAGCGGAGAAACAAATTGCACAGGTTACTGCTGACGCTGACCGCGCCCGCGCTGTGTCTGACGGGTTGCATGGCGAAGTCACTAAACTCACCGCCAGACTGGCAACAAGTGAACGCGCCTGCCGTACCCACTCTTCCGGCAGCGGGGCGGCAGACACGACCGGCAGCGAATTGCTTGCCGAGCTGTTCCGCCGCGCTGACCAGCGAGCGGGAGAACTGGCGGCAATTGCTGATCAGGCAAGGATCCACGGACTGACCTGCGAGGCTGCGTACGATGCCCTCACAAAGCAAAGAGGTGAATGATTACCATGCTGAAAGCTGATTCACTCCGCGAGACCCTGACCCGTGCAAACAAATGGTGCAGGGCCAATCCTGAAGCCTTCACTGTTTTTGTGGAGGAAGGGAACATCGAGACGACCGGCGAAACACCGTCGTTTATGTATCGCTATACCCTGGTGCTGTTTGTGATGAACTTTGCCGGTGATATTGACGATTTCACGTTGCCGTTAATGGCATGGCTCTGGCACAACCAGCCCGATCTGCTGCTGAGCCCTGAGAAGAACCGGGACATTAAATTTACGACCCTTATCAACAATGACGATACCGCCGACATTCTTTTTGAAATGCCGCTGCGTGAGCGCGTCAGGGTCTCACTGGATGAAAACGGCATTCCCCGCGCGGAGCACTTGCCGGAACCCAGGCCGCGCATCCCGTCAGCGGATGGTGACTGGAGCACTGTCTTTGACGATGCGACATGGGGACCTGGCGTATGAGCAACGATCTCTTTCGTGAACTGGATCAGGTGTTCGGCGACATACTGGCGGGCACCACGCAGGCCGGGCGTATTCGCACCGCGCGCGCTGTTGGTCAGGCACTGCGAAAGAGCCAGCAACAGCGCATCAAAGCGCAGAAAAATCCTGACGGTTCGCCCTATCCTGCCCGCCGTCGCCGGGTGCTGCGCTCCCAACAGGGCATTGTATTTGTCTGGCAGGGTGAGATCCGTCGCCTCAAAAACTGGCACGGTGGCAGGGGAAAATACGGGCGCACCATTACCGGCTTCGATGAAGAGCGCAACGATATTCGCACGTTTTACCGCAGCGATATTGAGCGTTACATCGGGATCGATACGCGCTCAGTACGCCGCAGCACCACAAAAAAAGTACCAATGTTTCAGCGACTGCGTGGCTATCGCTTTCTCAAAATGCGCGCTGACGCTGGCGGTGCTTCCGTGAGCTATGACGGTGTGGCCGCGCGCATTGCGCGCGTGCACCAGTACGGCCAGCGCGATCAGGTCGGGCCGGGTGCTTTTGCTAAATATCCGGTGCGTGAGCTGCTGGGCTTTACCGCTGGCGATGAGCAGATGATTACGGAACAGGTGGTTAACAGCCTGGGGAGTGCCGCACGATGAGCGCTGAACTGATCCGCCTGCTGGAAAACATCCTCCGCGTCGGTGTCGTTATTGCCGTTGATGAAGAGAGCTGGCGCGTGCGCGTGCAAAGCGGCGAACTTCAGACTGACTGGCTGCGATGGAACACAACGCGCGCCGGGGCATTCAGTATCTGGGTGCCGCCTTCCGTGGGTGAGCAGGTCTGGCTGGGCTGTATTGGTGGCAATCCTGAAACAGCGGTCATTATTGGCAGTCTCTACAGCAACGATCACCCTGCGCCAGGCAACAGCCTGAAAGAGATTATTTTGACAGCACCAGACGGTGCCTCTTTTCGCTATGACGCCGAAGCCAGCGCGCTGGAAGCGCAGGGCATGAAAACAGCACATATCAAAGCCTCTGCCAGCGTCACGCTTGAAACGCCGGTGGTGGAATGCACCGACCATCTGAAAGCGCGGACGTTCGAACTGACGGAAGGCGGCACGATGAAGGGCAATGTTACCCATTCTGGCGGATCGCTTTCATCTAACGGGGTAACGGTTCATTCGCATGTGCATGGTGGTGTGCAGGGTGGCAGCAGCAACACCGGGGGGCCGAAATGACAGTCCGCTATACCGGTATGAACCCGGACGGCACGGGCCAGCTAACAGACACTGATCAGCTGTGGAATTCAGTACGCGACATACTGACCACGCCGCTGACAAGCCGGGTGATGCGACGGGATTACGGCAGCATGATCCCCGATCTGCTGGACGAGCCACAGAACGAAGTGACGCGCCTGCAGTGTATGAGTGCGGCGGTGATTGCCCTGACGATGTGGGAACCGCGTATTGCCCTGAACGGCATCAATATCAGTTATTCAAAGGATGGCGCTGTCACCGCTGAACTGGTCGGCATTATCACCGAAACCATGCAGACGGCAGGCACTGCGCTGACGCTCAGGAGTGGCAGCAATGGCAACAGTTGATTTATCGCAGCTACCGCAGCCGCAAATTATCGAAGTGCTGGACTTTGAAGTTATTCTCAGCGAGGTCAAAGCCGTCATGCTTGCGGCATTCCCGCAGGAGCAGCAGGCATCCGTGGCCGCCGCGCTGGAGCTGGAGTCCGAGCCGCTGAACGTGATCGCCCAGGTGGTTGCTTACCGTGAAATGATGCTCAGGCAGCGGATTAATGACGGTGCGGCAGCGTGCATGTTGAGCCATGCCGTATCGTCAGATCTTGATAATCTCGCGGGCAACCTGAACACCGAACGTCTGATCATCACCCCGGAGACGGCAACCACTGACGCGGTAACGGAAAGCGATACTGCATTGCGTTTACGTGCGCAGGCTGCGTTTGAAGGGCTTAGCGTGGCGGGGCCAACTGGCGCATATGAATATTTTGCCAGAAGTGCCAGCGGCAAAGTGGCGGACGCCAAAGCGATCAGCCCGTCGCCTGCCGTGGTGGTGGTCTCTGTGCTGTCCACCGAAGGCGACGGCACCGCTAGCGCGGAACTGCTGGCGACGGTGGATAAGGCGCTGTCTGCTGACGACAAGCGCCCCGTTGCCGATCGCCTGACCGTTCAGGCGGCAGAAATCGTGAATTATCAGATCAATGCGCTGCTCTATTTTTACCCCGGCCCGGAGTCTGAACCCATCCATGCTGCCGCGCAGGACGCGCTTCAGTCATGGCTGAATCAGCAGGGTAAGATTGGCCGTGATGTTGCCCGCTCAGCCATTATGGCGGCGCTGCATGTTCAGGGTGTGCAGAGGGTGGAGCTGCTGGGGCCTGCCAGCGATATTGTGATCGCTGATACGCAGGCCGCGCGGTGTGAATCCTTCATGATTGAGACCGGGGGCACCGATGAATAACAACATGCTGCCGCCTTCAGCCAGCAGCTTTATGCGCAGTACAGAGAAGGTGACGGAACGGCTTACCGATATTCCCGTTGACCTGCGCAAGCTGTGGAACACGGACGAATGCCCCGCTGATCTCCTGCCTTATCTCGCCTGGGCGTTATCAGTTGATCGCTGGGATAAGAACTGGTCAGAACAGACCAAACGGCAGGTAATTAAAGCCTCCTGGCTGGTTCACCGTCAGAAAGGCACCATTTCCGCTTTGCGCCGGGTCGTTGAACCTTTCGGCTTTCTCCTGCAGGTGATCGAATGGTGGCAGAGCGGCGAAGACCCGGGAACCTTCCGGCTTGAAATCGGTATTCAGGAACAGGGGATTACGGAGGAAACCTATCTTGAGCTTGAGCGCCTTATTGACGACGCCAGACCGGTAAGCCGCCATCTTACTGGCCTGTCTCTTTCGCTTCAGACCCAGGGTTATATCGAGGCCGGGGCGGGATGTTATATCGGCGATACGCTGACCGTTTATCCCTATTTTCCTGAAACCATATCCGTGGGCGGTGGCGACTACACCGGCGCGGCAGTCCATTTAATTGATACCGTGGAGATCGCAAGTGGCGACTAAATATTTTGCCCTGTTAACCAATATCGGGGCGGCAAAACTGGCAAACGCCACGGCATTGGGTACGCAGGTTGAGATCACCCAGATGGCCGTAGGCGATGGCAACGGTGCACTGCCAACACCGAACCCGGCACAGACCGCGCTGACGCATGAGCAACGCCGTGCGCAGCTGAACATGCTGACTATCGACCCGGTAAACACCAGTCAGATTATTGCGGAACAGGTCATACCGGAAGACGTGGGTGGATGGTGGATCCGTGAAATCGGCCTGTTTGATAAAGACGGCGATATGATTGCAGTTGCCAACTGCGCAGAGACCTATAAACCGCAGTTGCAGGAAGGCAGTGGGCGCGTGCAGGTTATTCGCGTAATCCTGATCGTCAGCAGCACTGAAGCGGTAACGCTGAAAATCGATCCGTCCGTGGTGCTGGCAACCCGTAAATATGTTGATGATGCAATTATCGCAGTGAAGTTCTCTGTTAATGAGAAGTTTCAGGAACATATCGATGATGAAAACCCGCACCATCAATATCCTCTTATAGAAAAAGCATTGAAGGATTATGTTGATGCAGGGTTGTCATCAGAACTGCTCGCAAACCTTGGTCTGGGAGATGGCAGCGCATTGCCGGTTGGCGTGCCCGTTCCGTGGCCGCTTGCGATACCGCCTGCAGGCTGGCTGAAATGCAACGGAGCGGCGTTTACTGCAGCGCAATACCCGAAGCTGGCGCTGGCGTACCCGGCCCTCCGAGTGCCGGATTTGCGGGGGGAATTTATTCGTGGGTGGGATGACGCGCGCGGAGTCGATAGCGGGCGTGCGCTATTAAGTGCTCAGGGTTTTGCGATGCAGAACATAACCGGGAGTATGTATGCTCGTACTGCGGCGGGCACTTCAAGCAGTGTTATCGGCTATGCATCGGGCGCTCTTAGTTTAAGTATAGGAACGGGATCGTCTCTCGTTGATGTATCAAGAAATGACACATCATCAAATTCTGACGTTATAACGCTTGACGCATCACGCGTTGCTAACACAGCAACAGAAACCCGTCCTCGTAACATCGCATTTAACTACATTGTGAGGGCCGCGTGATGACAAAAGCAAAATTAAACAGTGAGTACATCGCCACTGTGGCTGGTGATTTTACCGTGTTTAACTACGATGGTGGGACGCGCGAATACCTGTCTTCATCGGTTGAATATCTGCCCGTTGGTGTCGGCATCCCCGCTAACTCCTGCACTGACGCACCGGGCGAAAGCAAAGAAGGCTTTGCCGT